TCAGTTGTCCAGCAACCTCATATGCTCTTGGCATTTCACTCTCTTGTGCTAACTCCAGAATGCCATTTAGTGCCTCTTGACCTTTTTCGATGATTGAATATAAATTTCCTCTTGTATATTCATAATCTTTTTTAAGATCATTAGATACTGATGCTGCAATAGTTTCTACTTTTTCCTCAACAGATTCTACTTCACGAGAAACTATATCTCCCGCAACATTGAAAGCATCATTGAGATCATCGAATTTCTTTGTCATTTTCATATTCTTTCATCAGAACGATGCACTAAATCCAAAGTCATCCCCAAATTGAATCAGGTTTGCATCTGCATTTGTAATTAACTTAACTTCAGTTCCAGAGACATGATTTGTTGATGTCGTATTATCATATCCTCTTTCAACTGTAATCTTATTTCCAGACTTGGAAGCAACTCTAAAGTTCTCGTTGTCAATAACAATTACACCACCAACGGAAATTGATGATGCATCATTGACCTCAAGTATTGTTGCAATATCTGTAAGGTCCTTACTTAGATTTGTTACAACATTATCAGTATAACTCTTGGTTGCTACTGGTTCTACAGAATATGTAACTTCTCTTGTAGGTGAATTTGTACGATCTCCTCCAATATAACCAACGGAAACCTTTTGAATAATATCCTTGGAAATATCTGCAACTGGTCCAAACAAATAAGTCTTTGCAGTGAATCTAAGAGTATAAATCAGCGCTCTTCTAGTTGAATAATCTCCCTCATAATCATCTTGCATAGAAATTCCTTCAAGAACAACAGGAATATCTCTCTTCTCACCAATAGTTTCTACCAAATCAACACTCATTGTGTATGCTGGTTGAAAATATGGCATGATCTGTTCAACAATTTGCAACATATCATCGTTCAACTTAGTCATAATGCTAAGTTCAAATGACATATTATAAGGAACTGGCATATAAGACTTTCTTGGTTTAGTCTTATCACTAGTAACTGCTGATAGGAATGTTTGAGTAGTCGTTACTTTTCTTGATGTATCATAAGTCAGTCCAGTAAATTCAAATGACATTCTCGGTAATGACATTTGAACTGGTTGATTTAGATTTGGTGCCTGTTCAAGTCTTGCTAAGAACTTCTGAGTAGGTCCATATGCAAGAGGAACCTTCATCATACTGACAACTGAATCCGAACTATTCGAATGATTAATTGAAATATTATTAAACAAAGAACCAAAGGAAACAATGGTTCTTCTCAGTATTTCGTGGTAAAAATATTCAAACATTTGTCAGGAAATTGTGATATACTATTTATGGGTTTCCGAAAGGATTGGATTCACTGAAATCTATAATAGAATCTGCTTCCGATTCTATTACATCATTTTGTGCATATTTATCGTCAGTGTTGTAAGTATCTATTAACCTAACTTTATAGGATGCTCCAGATTCTGATCCGACTAAGATATCCCCATTCAAAAAAGTTCCTGAAATGTTTGATACTTTTAAAACATTAGTAATAGAATTCCATTCTCTAACAGTAGCAGTTGTAGAACTTATACTCCCCACAACAGTTTCGTTATAAATGTATGTTCCTATTCCTGAGGAATATGGTGAAGATATTATTACCGTTGGTGCTACAGTATAACCAAGACCTGCATTAGTTATGTAAATCGAAGTTACTACACCTGCAGAGTTAACATAAGATCTTGCAGTTGCCGTTATTCCACCTCCAACTGGTGCAGGACTTATAGTTACTGTTGGAGCAACCTCATATCCAGATCCACCAGAAGTCACAGTAATAATTCCAACGACTCCATCACCTATCGTCGCCGTTGCTGCTGCGCCAGCACCCCCACCTCCAATAATTGCAACTGATGGTGGAACAGTATATCCATATCCAGGATTTACAACCTCAACTCCCTGAACCTTGTAATTTTCTGTATTTCCATTGCAATCAACTAGACCACCAATAAGAGTTGCAATTCCAACAGCAGTCAATCCACCACTAGGTGCTGAAGATATTGCAACTCTTGGTACTGAAGTATATCCATTTCCCCTATTAGTGACTGTAAAGAATCTTACACCAGCATTTACAATTCCCGTAACAGCGGAGGCAGTTGCTGCGGAACCAACCATAGTTAAAGATTGAATATATCCCTCTTCCTGAATATTATCGTCAATTTCTTCAACCCCAGTATCAATAACCTCATCCTCATATCTAAAGAGTTCACATCTCAATTCATAAACATAAGTCTTTTGAAGTTGATAAAAAGGTTTTTCGTGCTCGACAAATTTAATTTCAAATAATCTATCTCCAAGAGGAAAATAAATCAAATCACCTTCTTTCGGTCTTGATGATAACTTGATGTTTGGTAAACTCTTTATCAGTGGTGAAATATATGTTTCAAACCTTTCCTTGGAAATAATAAGATTCAAATCATTTAATGGCTGAACTCCAAACTTAGAAAGAATAGTTCCCTGACCTTCGTATCCATCATAAGTATCCACATAAGCTTCTATTGGATATGCATTATCAAATTCAGATTCTATTACTTCTTTAATTACGGTTTTTTCAGTAATATATTTTCTCGGAATATAATATACTTCAACTCCATACATACGAAGTTGTTCGTTAATCAAATCTTGAATCAATCCCTGTTCTGTTTTTGAACCTTGTAAAAAGAATGGATTTAGCATATTATCCTATCATATCTAATGGAGGAAGTTCATATGTACTTGACATTTTTTCCATGATAACATCAAGTTCTTTTTGCGCATCATCATAAATTTGTCTTCCATTCAACTCAATACCACCTGGAAGTTTTACTCCTTGGAACTTGATTAGATTCTGTCCCCACTGCCTCTTAATCAGTGCAGTCAAATACATTTTTAGGAAAGAATCATTCCAAACCTTTGAATAATCATTTGGGTCTAAAGTTCTATAACAATCTATAATCAAATAATTTCCAACACTTACCGAATTCCAATCAATATCTAAATATAATCTATCTTGCCTTTTATTGAATCTTATCTGTTTCTGTGTAGTAAGTAAAAACTCAATATCCTCAAGATAAGTTTTTACCATAGCATATGTTAAGAGTTCAGTTGAACCCCAATAGTAAATATCATTCAAAAACAATTGATATTTTACACTAAACATATTATTTGTAATTGTATTTGTTCCATCAAAATGGAATATTTTATTCACCCCAATAACGGATGGTGGAACTTGCAGGTAATTGCCACCCTCATAGAAATTAAATTGAGTTGTCAGACCGACAGTGTGATTTACTGTTGTAGTGCTTATACCAACACCAGAACTTGGTTGTGCTTTACCTCTATTAATATCATCCTCAGTAATTTGATATTTCAGAAAAGATGGATAAACTCCATCGAAGTGTCTTTGTTGAAAAAATTGAATAGCATCATCAACCAAATCTTCTATCTGCTCATCCGCAACATTAATCTCCAACACTGGAGCGCCCAGCTTCCTTTTGCAATAATCAATCAATTCTTGTCTAGTTGATGGTTGTGCCATTAGAATTTAGATACAACTTCTTGCTGTTTTAGATATAATTTAATATAAGATTTTGTGTAATATTTGAGAACTTCAATATCATCTATACTATCTATATCTCTAGAAAGTTTCTCATATTCAAACATTTTGTTCATGTCTTCTAGAATAATTTTATCGGGATCCATTTGCCAAATTCCTCAATAAGTTTTTAATTTCATCTAAATCATTTTTTATGGAAGTCACATCAGACTCTAAATTTTTAATCCTAGCAACTTCCATTTCCTTGCTTTTCTTCATAGACATATACTTATTATATTCGTTCATGTTAGTATTTAAAATAGCTTTTGTTCCTTCATCTCTAACCAAATCTGGATGTCCATCAACCTTTGAATAATTCATTTTTATGCAAGGGATATTACTCTCAAATCTTTCAGTCTTGGTGGGAATGCTTGATTTGTTCCAGAACCAATTAATTTAATACTAAAGCATCTAAAGGATGGAAGATTTGATATTGTAAATTCATAATCTTTGTATTCCAAGTCTTCACTTTCGAATGCAAGAACATCAGTCTTAACAACTTTCTTATCAGATGTTCCATCACTCAGGGAATCGAAGATAGAAGTGTTTACATTATCGGAGTTTGAGTAACCTGGGAATGGATAGTAAACTGATTCTTCATTTGGACTATTCTTGATAGCATATAAAGCTCTTAAGTCACTGAAAATATTTACATATGCCGAAACAATAACTTTTAATGATGTTGCTGGAAGTTCCAATTGAATAGAGTTTGTTGCATATACGAAAGATGATGGATCATCTCTTAAAGTACTAACTCTGTCATCCGTAATATAATTTTGAATTGGGTTGTTGATCCTATTCGAAACAAAAATCATCGATGTTCTATCCAAATCAACAACTGGAGATATGTAAGAATCTTCAGTTTCTAAAGTAAGATTTAAAGTAAGTGACTTATTTCCGGGAAGATTGAATAACCTTTCGTCTTCATTCAACTTCGAGCATACAAGTCTTGGTGAATCGAAATAGTTATTTGAGTCTAATTCAATATCAACAAAACCTTTATCTTCAAATGAGAACTCATTTCCATCAACACTAGTTCCGGAAATAGTTCTCATTCTAGATGAAATATTCGTGCCATTTAACGTAATGTTTTGAATATTTGGTCTTACAATTTCATATTGAATATTTTGAGTAGCATTAACTACATCTCCACCAGTAGATCTAGTCTCATTAGCATAAAGTTTGGGGAATGATGTCCCAACACTTCTATCAACTTGCCCATATGGTAATGGGTCTGTTTTTCCGTCTTGAGATGTATCTATTTTGATTGTATAATAATCAAAATCTATTGGATCAGAAGTGCTAGCATCTTGCAATGTGTGTGTGGTATTAATTCTTCTTAAAGAAATTCCATTTAATTCATATTTGTAAATTGGTGTTCCTTCAGAATATGAGAATGCTACAGTCTGGTCAATTTGTCTTGTAATATTTGTTAAAGAATTTGCCGTTACACCTTCATAAGAAATTATTTCCTCACCAATAAGGATATAACCTGGATTCGTGCTACTTACTCCAACATTTTCAAACGTTGAGAAGTTTGTAGTTACATCTACGAGAATATCAGCAGTGGAATTTTGCTCATAATTTGATGTTAATTTAATTGGCTTGGTGTCTGTAAGAACATTAGTCAATCTAACTATATTTTCACCTGCGTGCATTCCGTGGTTTTTGTGATTTACTACTACGTGCAAACCATCAGTTTCTGTTTGAATTCCATCCGAATCAATTAAAACTCCACCACCAGTATTGCCATTCAAATCTGTAGTTACTCCAACACTATTAATGTATTGAACTGTTTTTCCAGAACCAACTACAAAATCTCCTTGAACATTATCCAAAATTAATTCGTTTATAGAATCTAATTGGGACACTGATATTTGTAAATTTCTGCCAAGGGTTTCTGTACCAATTTGAGAAGCTGAAAGAACATCTCCAACTACATATCCAGTTCCTCCACCATTAATAGTTGCAGCAATAGCAACTCCATTTGAAATTGTAATATTTGCGGTTGCGTTTCTCCCAGAACCAGTAATGCTTGTTAAAGCAACACCAGTAAAAGTTAAATTTCCAGCAGATGGTGTATATCCAATTCCTGGATTAATGATTGTAAGATTGCCAGTTGCAATTCCTGCAGATGAAACATAATTTCCTGTAGCATTACTTCCCTGCTGCAATACTGTATTTCCAAATTGAATATCAGTATCAGTAACAGTACTACCCAAACCGACTCTAATTCTTTTGGAAGAGAATTCTAATGGGTTTGTAACAAGAGATGCTACTTGATTATTACCAATATTTAATTCTGGATTATAGAAATTGAAGTTTCCACGATTTTGTGTGAAATTTGCTCTATAGAGAGTGAATTTTAAATCTTCATAAGGACTTTCATTCCAAGTACCACCATTTTGAGACTTAAAAAGTCCTCCAGATAGTGGTTGCTTGGAAACTAAAACTTGTTTCGATTCGAGACCAGCAGCAGTGGTAGTATCAATTTCACCAAGCTTAGATACCCAAACATTATAATTCTTGGAATTTGATAAAACAACTAAAGCATGAAATCTTTGACCCAACAGATATACTGGAGAATCGAAAGTAACTCTAGTTGGAATAGACGCATCTTCAGATACTTGTATATCCTTTGGATCTAATACTACTTCACTAAAGGGATATACTGTTTGGGTTGGGAGACCAAGTTCAATTGGTCTGATTTGGATAGTTACTGGCAAATCCAAATCAACTGTCAAGAAATACAAATCGACAGAGGTAACAAATGCTCCACTTTCATTTTCAACATAAAATGATTGAGCTAATGGATCTATAACTTTCATTTTACTTTCTACTACTGATTCTATTATTCATTATTTATTTCCCCTCTTTGCTCTCTGGTTATTTGTGGAAACTTTTATGTTCCTGTTCCTAGCATATGCACTATTATTGAATTTTGCAACTGCCTTTTCCTGCTGAGCTTTTGTCATTCCTGGTTTAATAGCTCCGCCGGTAAATCCTGCTTTTTGCATTAAATTTTTAAGTTCATCTGCACCAGGTTTTTGTAATGGTTTTGCTCCAGCATTGTAGTATATCGTTTTCGTAGTCGATGCAGAACCTCCGGAACGAGATGTAGGTGGTTTTTGAGGAGAAGGTACTTCATTTCCAGGTCCACCAACATCAGTCTCATCTTCAGGAGCTTCGACTCTTGGTGATCTTATGGCAATAATGTTCTCTTGAACTGTATTTACTGTTCCTTCAGCAAAATACTTTTCTTCAGCACTAGTGCTATAAGTTCCGAATATCTGAGAATTTGTGCTACTACTGGTAACTCTAAAGACTTTAGTTCCAGCTTCAAATCTTGGATTTACATCCAAATTTCCATCTGGAATAAAGAAAGAACCAATAACAACACCAATTTGATCTGTTACTAATTTAATATCACTTATTACAGCTTCTGCTTGACTTGTTTGACCCCTTAATTTCATTCCGACAAAAATACGACCACCAAATTGACCTTGAGGTTGATTTGCCAAACTATAAGTATCTACATTTAATATAGTTGATGTTGCAGAATACGATTCGGGAATAATAGTAGCAGTATCATATGGATTTGTAGTATAAACATCAGATGGAGATCTATAATCACCATATTTGTGATTTTGTTGAGATACTCTAAAAATAATCTTATTTTGTAAAGAAGGTGTTGTTGGTTGATCCAAGGAACCAATCACAGTTTCTCCAACCTGAAAAACACCACTTGTCATTGTAATTTCAAGTAGTTTTGGTATCACAAATGAACTAAAATCAACTCCAGAGAAAAATGGATAAACTCTTGTAAAAGGTCTCAATCTCTTACAAGTAAATTCAATATTTCTAGATCTCATATAGGGAATCATTTTCGATTCCAAAATTTGATCTCCAAATGAAACTGATTTTGCTATTGGTTTTGTTGGTGGTTTTATACTAGTCATCTTGTCCTCCTTGAATTTCTGCGTTTAAAGGTTTTTGAAACATAATTTGGGGAATTAATAATTTTTTTGCGATTTTTCAAATTGTTTTTGGGTTTGGGAATCCTAGAAACCTGCTTTTGTCTCTTTCTATTTCCATTGATTACTTGTGGTTTTCTGAATACTAATTT